CAGCTACGGTTGATAAGGTGAGCGTGACCATGCAGCCGCCACCGGAGACGAATCAGTGGCAGTGGTGGTTATCATTATCACCGTGGGGCCAGCAACTTCTCGCGCTGCTTCTCGTAAAATCTGCTGGTGGTTTCTACATTGGTGGATTCCCGGAGCGCCAAGGATTCCGCAAGGCATACGGCTTATTCAATGGTTGAGATAAAGCGCAGCAACCCCGGCGCTTTCCAAGACTTAGAGGTTAAAATATCCGACCTTGGGAGCACTGAGTCGAAGGTGGGGTGGTTCTCGTCGTCGGTATATCCTGATGGAACGCCAGTTGCTTATATAGCAACAATTCAGGAGTTCGGAAGCCCAGAGCGCAAGATACCGCCACGCCCATTCATGCGCCCGACTGCAATCGAGAAAAAGCAAGACTGGACGGAATTAGCAAAGATTTTGGCGCGCAGAGTTCTTGAAGGCACAGCTACCGCCGAGGACATGATGGACCTTGTAGCCGCCAAAGCTGAGGCTGATGTAGCAAAGACCATCGCAGAGGTATACTCGCCTCCGTTATCTCCAATTACGCTTGGCGCACGTAAATATCGCCAAATGGGTAAGGAAGTAACTGGCGCCACAATCGGAGAGATTGCACAAAAGATGAAGGATGGTACTCTTGACGTATCGGGAGTCTCTACAAAGCCTTTGAATGATACGGGTCGCATGATAGCAACGCTTACACACACCATGGAGAAAGCATGATAGTTCCGGGGTCGAACATATTAAACGCGGCTATGTCGATTATCGGCAAGCAGTCGTTCCAGTACCTGAAATTTACCGGACGCACTACAAACGCGGCGGGTCTCGATGTGGCGACTTACGCCCCGGCAGTAACTCTGCGCGGAAGCGTGCAGGCTGTACCGCGCTCAGTCTACCAGAACATGGGGTTGGACTTCCAAAAGAACTACGTGAATATCTATGTATCGCAAGAAATACTCGATATCACGCGCGATGTATCGGGGGATAAAATCAGCTTCAACGGCAAGCTGTTCCTTTGCCTATCGAAGACCGCATGGTATGCTATGGATGGATGGGACAATATCCTATGCGTGGAGATTCCTAATGTTGGATAATCAACTAATCATCCTAATCATAGGCATTATCAATGCGCAAAAATCCGCTGCGGGGATATCAACCGTGGCGGTAAAACAGGCATACCAGCCTACGAAACAAGGGGCAAATACCCAGAGTACGGCATACCTGTTCAAGGTCGGTGGGCGCAGAGTTGGTTCGCCATCTCGGTTCGATAAGTGGGACTCGTTGCTGGGGACGATGACGCACACCGAGACGCAGGCCTATGAGACCACCTTTCAAATTAGTGCGCTTGCCATCCAAGACCCATCCAATACCGCCAGCAAGACTGCAAGCGATATACTGGACGCCATAGCTTACATCTTGCAGTCGAGCACGACTCTGGCAACGCTTCAGGAAAACGGCGTAGGGATGCAGCGTGTAACAGATGTACGAAATCCCTACTTCGAGGATGACCACGAGCAGTTTGAGGCATCACCAAGCTTTGATTTTGTGCTGACGCATAAACAGGTGGTGACAAGCGTGACTCCCGTGGTACAATCTAACGAATTTCAAATCTTACCCGTATAGGAGCCAATCATGGCAATTTCGCTTACTCGCTATGTAAACATCACTTCGGGAGTAGGCGCATCTACTAGTGTCTCGAACCGCTCGCTTGGTGGAAGGTTCTTCAGTACAAACACTTTGATTCCCACTGGTTCGCTGATTGATTTCACGAATGCTTCAGCTGTCGGCACTTATTTCGGCACGACGAGCGAAGAATACCTTCGCGCCCTATTCTATTTCGGCTGGGTAAGCAAGAACGTCACTGCGGCGCAAAAAATTACTTTTGCACGATGGACAAATGCGGATAGCGCCCCTATGATTTTCGGGGCTCAATCCGCTCAAGCGTTAGCTTCATGGACGCCAATATCGTCTGGTTCATTCAGCCTAACCCTTGGTGCCACTACGAACGTTCTGACTGGCCTTAACTTCACTGGTGCGGCGAGCATTGCCGCAGTTGCCACCATCATCCAAACTGCTGTACGTGCGCAGACGGGGGCAATGTGGACTGCAGCCACCGTAACATACGACGCTACTGCTCAGCGCTTCAATCTGGTCGGCGGTGCCACTGGCGCAGCGGTTATATCGGTTGCGGCTGGTGCAGGCGGTTCTGATATCGCGGCCCAACTCGGCTGGCTGTCCCCACTGACGATTCTGTCGCCGGGTGCGCTTACGCAGTCCATCACTACTCTGCTGACGGACTCGACGAACGCCAGCAACAACTTCGGCTCATTCCTGTTCCTTCCGGCCCTTACGCAGTCTCAAGTGGTCGAGGCGGCTACGTGGAATGACAACCAGAACAATCTATTCATGTTCTCAGTTGATGTGACGGCAGCCAATTCGGCGGCTCTTAGCGCAGCTACCATAGGCCTTGGCGGGACTACGCTCACGTTGTCGCCAATCATTACGGAGTACCCAGAACAGATTCCGATGATGATTCTTGCGGCTACGGACTACAGCGGCCGTAATACCGTTCAGAATTATATGTATCAAATCTTCGGGGTGACTCCTTCGGTCACTACGGATGCACAAGCGAATGCCTATGATGCACTGCGCGTGAACTACTATGGGCAGACCCAGACCGCTGGACAGTTCGTGCAGTTCTATCAGCGCGGCTACATGATGGGCTTGCCCAGTGATGCGCTCGACCAGAACACCTATGCGAACGAAATCTGGCTGAAGGATGCCGCCGAGACGTCGATTCTGTCGGTGCTTCTTGCGCTTTCGCAGATTCCCGCAAACGCACAGGGTCGCGCGCAGGTTCTGAATATCCTGCAAGGCGTCATCGATACGGCTTTGTTCAACGGCACCATCTCTCCCGGCAAAACGCTAACCACCACGCAACAGCTTTATATAACCAATGCCACAGGCGACAACCGTGCTTGGCAGCAAGTGCAGAATAGCGGCTACTGGGTTGATGCGGTTATCGTACAATATGTTGTCGGTGGCATCACCCAGTATAAAATCGTCTACACTCTCATCTACAGCAAAGACGACGCGATTCGCCTTGTTGAAGGCCACGATATTCTCATCTAATCAGGAAGGCACACAATGACACAAGATATTTCAGGGTTCGGCGCGGTTGCAACCATCCGAGCCTCAACCACCTTCCCGCAGGGGTTAACTATCACGCAATTCGCAGATGATGCGGACTCGCTGGATATGTCGGCTGTTACCATTGGTGATACCGCTATGGGTCTGAATGGCGACCTCATTGGGTGGAGCCGCCCAGTTCCACTTCCGCTCGTGCTGAATGTCATCCCGGCATCAGATGATGATACGAATCTTCAAATCCTATTTGATAACAACCGCGTCGGTAAAGGCAAAGTAAGCGCCTATGATAAAATTACGGCGGTTATCGTCTACCCTGATGGTTCGGTCATTACCTTGATTGGCGGGCGTTGCGTGAACTACAACTACGGCAAGGGCATCAGTTCCGGTGGCCGAATCAAAACAAAAACGTACTCGTTCAGCTTTGAATCGAAAGTGTAAGATATGGCAGACCTAATTAAGCCCAAAGAAATATCTATCGAAGATATCGACGGGGTGTCGCGCAAGTTCGTCTTGTCGCGTTTTGAGGCAGTACAGGGACGAGAAATCGTCTCGAAGTATCTATCCTCGAACCTCCCTAAAGTTGGGGACTATCAGGTGAGTGAGGATGTGATGCTGAAGCTGATGGGCTACATCGCAGTTGATGTCGGTGGCACGCTGGTGCGGTTAACTACTCAGGCGCTCATCAACAACCATTGCGGCGACTGGGAAACCACCACGAAGCTTGAATGGGCGATGATAGAGTACAATTCAAGTTTTTTGCAGCAAGGGCGAATCTACAGTTTATTACAAGGGTTCGCCACGACGTTCCTACAGAAGATTTCAGAAATGTCGACCCTCTCATCGGCACCATCATCGGAGCAGACAAAGCCACCCTCTGGGAACTGAGCAATATCTATGATTTAGAAGATGCGATGATAATGTGGGAGTGCATCGTTATTCCGCGATACAACGATTATCTGGCCTCGAAGCATAGGGACAAAAAC